TTTCTCGCCGTATTTGTCCTTGCCGCATCTCGGGCATACGCCATCAGCCATGAGCATGTTCTGTTTTGAACCGTTAACTTCCCCGCAGAATTGGCACCGGGGAATATCCCCGGCGCTTGCCGACAGGTCCACTTCGTCCGGTACGATTGCCAGGACGCCGCTATCCCGGTATTTGTGCCCGCGTTCGTCCTTGCGGACAACGGTGATCGGATAAATCCAGGTGTTCTCGGACAGATACCGTCCGCCCAAGGCAGTAACAAGAATCCTGTCGCCAACCTTCAAGTTAACTCCAAGTGCTTGTTGGTCAGCGGGGCGCATGGATATTGCCGTGATCCGGCCAACGAGCCGGGGAGCCTTCTTGTACCTGTCGGGAATGCGGATCAGGAGCGTATCAATGTAGAGGCTTTCGAGCTTCACGATCATGTTTCCCGGCAACGGTTTTACATTCATTTACTCCATGCCTTTCTTTGAATTTGGTTTTTGACTCGTTCTCTGGCATTCTGCGTTATATCGTCGATAACCTTTCCTGCGCGTTCCTTGGTCATGCCCTGCAACTGTGGCAACCGGCGCTCCAACTGTTCCCGGATGAGTACGCCCGAATCCTTGACGTAATCGTAATACTCGTCCTCGTTCATAGGGCGTTTATTTTCCCTGAACCCAATCTCGGTGCTGGTGGCCGGCTTGCTGATAAACGCTTCCTTGTCCACGATCAGCCGCCATACCGGGTCGGAGTTTTCCTTGCTGAAAAAGATACTGGTCGGGCTGGCAGTCTGCTTGACGGGTTCGCCCAGAAGGTTCAATTTAGGTCTGACCGAGTGCGACACAATCGGAACTTCGCGCATGAGTCCTTCGGCAATAGTGGCATTGTCCCTAACCGAATCATCGAACGTCCGGTCGAGTTGCTTCAATATGGCAGGAACAGCAATACTGCTTCCTATGCGGGTCAGATAAGATGAAAGTTTCTTTCCTGATCCCTCCGGTGATCCCGGAGCGATTAAGGACAGAACTTGGTTGATCCCCGACAAAAACGACATGTTAAAAACCACGTCCGTTGACTTTAGCAAGGCGTAGGAGAACCGATCCCAAATCGTTTTTTCATCCATCTTCTTATAGCGTTGGGCATCCCGCAGACTTCCAATAATGGCAAACCCGATTGCCAACGGGGTCAGTCGGTAATCTATCCATGGTCCGTTTTTTATCTTGAAACTCCATGGCCGCCAACCTGTTTCCTTCATCTGGTTGTCCTTGTTGAAGTTCCCACTCCCGGCGCCCGTGATCTGGAATAACCGTTTCTTATCATCGTCCCCACCCATGGCGTCCAGCATATAGGTGGCAGTCATTAACGCCGTGCCCATAATAGCTTTTGCCACCAGTTGCGTTCTGCGGTGTCCGGTAATTGGCTCCAACACACCTTTGGAGTTCTTTATTCCTCGTAAAAGACGAATAAATCCCCAAGGGGTATGATCTATGGAAATATTGCTGACATTGGCGACAATTCGAGTAAACGGTATCACGAATTTTCCAAGCGGAACTTCTCGCACAAGATCGGAAACCTTTCTTGAAATCACGCCGGCCATTCCTTCGGGGTCATAGTTTAGCGACGAATGTTTCCCGTATTCGGTGGACTCCTCCTGCATGGCGAGTGGGCGCTGCCGTTCGGCCAGTTCTTGCGCCCTGACTTTCGCCGCACTTCCTGATCGACCTTCAAGTTCCGTAGCCTGGCGCATGAAAGCGGACCTCTGGATGTTCGATGTCCCGGCAATCAATGCGACTTCTTTCCAGAGGGCGGACCCTGACAATCCTTGTTCCCGTGCGACATTGGCCGCAATCATCATAGCCCGCGACTCCTGGCTGGCTTTGAAAAACAGCATGTCGGATGCTTGCAATAATCGCAGGACGTATTTCATATTATTGAGAATCTTCAATCCGCCCGTGAAGGGGTTGAGTTCCAACACTTGCGATGATTCAAACTTGCCGGCACGTACCGGAAAGTTGCCTGTTTTCCACACATCCACGGCGGCATAGAAACCCTCTCCGAATCCACGGATAAAACCAGCTAGAGCGAAGGGTGCGTTGCGGGGTTCAGCAGTTATGGATGAAGTTAAGTCGCTGAGTGAGTTCATTGCGGTTCCGACAAAGTTGCGTTCTTCGGTCTGATATCCAGACAAGATGTTTGCATACCAGACACCCCACCCCATATCGGCCCAGTCGCGCGGCATCTGCTTGCGCATGAAGTTAAGCATCTCGCGGGTGGCGTCATCTGTGGGCGAACCTTCCGGGGCGTTCTTGATCTTTTTTGAAAGTTCGTCCAGTTTGGCGCCAATCTCCGGCGTGACCCCTTTGAGGTTGTATGCCTTTGCAATGGCATCCAGCACCATGGGTTCGTTCAACGGACCAAGATTGGACAGGTCAAGAATGCGTCTGATAGCTTTTGGGTTGTTGATGGAAACCCCGCGGCCGGTTCCAAGCGCCTGAACACGTTTCTCTTTGAGTTTGGTTGCCCGTTTTATGAATTTGTTTTGGATAAACATGCCCAGGTGCGCCGCATCTTCTTTGGTCATACCAAGTTCTTCCTGTAATCTGGATAATACAGGTTGGCGATCTCTGTACGCATCAGCGGCAAACCATTCTTTCAGAATTGTTTTGGCTTGGGATTGCAGAGTTCGGGTCGCTCGGGTATCAGTCCCTTTGGCCTTCTTTCCCTGCGCTCCCGCACGAGCCAGTGTGATTCTGGATTCGTCGTAAATAAGCGGCAGGTGTTCTTCGATATTTGCCCCAAATTGCTTAACCATGGCGGCCTTGAATGCTTCAAATCCCGTATGGCCGTTCTCCATGAAAACGCCAATGCCGAAATCGGCCGCAATCTCAATTTTACGATCAAGATTCGGTTCCGTAGAAAAGCGAATACCTTCCGCATTGGCCGGGGTATGCGCCGGATTGCTTCGGTACTCTTGAACGCTCTGCCGGAATTTTGGATCATTGATTTTTTTATCTATCCCGGCGCATTCCCGCAGGGCAATACGGTGGATGAAGTCGGCAAGTTTCTGGCGAGCCATTTTATCAACAAGAACTTCATCAATCGCCTTGGCGTTGTCTTCTTGGAATCCTTTGCGGACAACCTCAAAACGTCCATCCTTTTTCATAATCTCTTTGGCGTAATCCTCATTCATCCCCTCAAGTTTAGTCCGGGCACCTGTTCGGGAAGATAGCGGGGCGGTTTCTATCCGGAACGCTTCCCCGGCTCGGCCATACTGTAACGCATACTCATTGAGTGCCTTAGTGATCTCGTGGGCGGCTTTGGCGTACTTTTGTGCCAGTGGAATATCCCCGGTATCCTCGGCGGTTAACGTGGATTCACTATAACGGAACTGCAATATCTTTCCGGTGACAACCAGTTCGTCAGGAAGAAGATTCTTATTGTTGATAAAGTCGTCGTGCGCCTGGGCGAGATTGTCGCTGACCCGTTTCTCAACAGTGGCGAAAAGTTCCTTATTGTCTCGTTGCTCGTACTCCATATCCAGCGCCATCTTGCGAATTGCGGGTGCTATCTTCTCATCCTCGGATATGTGTTTTGACGGGCCATGCTCCCGCAAACTCATCCTGATCCCGAACAGGTCCGTTTCCCCTTTGAATAATGATCCGGTCCTATCTCCCATCCCGCCCTTGATCGGTTCTGCCGCCTTCGCCTTGAGCAAGTCGCTCTGGCGTTTGGCTTCCGCATTTTGCTTTTCAAGGGTTGCGCGGGAACGCCATTGGTCAATGGTTTCTTTTTCCAGTTTGAATTCGCGGGTGTCGGGTTCGGGTTTGCTCATTCGGACTTCGCCGGACATGGCCTCGGAGGGTTTTGCCGGTCCCCTCTCCATGTAATCCCGCGCCGTATCAATCAACTTCTCAATCTCCCCGCGGGTATCCCACTTATTGAGAATGTCCTGCTTGACGCCTATGCGCTCCAATGCCGCACGGATGGCCTTGACGAATTGCTGCCATAGGGTCGGGTTGCGTAATGGGGCTTCCTTGGCGAGATATTCCTCGATGGCTTCGAGCCGTTTGGCCGGGTCGGCCATATTCAGGTTGTAATCATCAGCGACTTTTTGCAGGTCGGCTTCGGGAATGAGCTTGCCGATCCGGTCAAGTTCGGATTCAAACTCCGTTCCCAATACCTTGCGTATTCCATAATGCCCGATGCTCTCATGGATCATTACCCGGATCGCGTCACTTGGCCGGTTCAGGTTGTCGGCAATGATAACTACGGTTTCGGTGGGGATGTGGTAAAAGCCTTCGGCTTTGGAATCCAGAATGGCTTGCCGGGATTCGTCGCTCAATCCCAGTTTGTCTATATCGGCTTCGGATTGAACCACGATTGCGCCACCCATGGGTTTATTCACCCACGCTTTCATCATCTCGTCGGCCAGGTATTGTGCCTGTTTTTGGGGAATTCCCTTGGCTGGACTTTGGGAGCGGGACCGACGATTGGCAACGCTAATTTCATCATTATTGAGCGGAACCATTTTATACGATCCCTTATCAACAAAAATCCGCTCTCCTTTTGCGGGTCGTTTGTATGGTATCCAGAAAGTCGTTCCATCCTCTACCCTGAATCCCTGATCGTCTGTGTCCGTTACCTTGTATCGCTCGCCTTCAATGGTAAACGAATCCCCGACCTCCATCATGGGTGTTGATACCTCTTGCCCCTTGGTCTTGAGTCGGGCTTGCGCCTCGGAGAATTTCTTAGCCTGTACGGGGGCAAGTTTTTCCGCTTCGGTGCCCTGATCAATTATACCTTGTTGCCGGTCGGTCTGTTGTTTGTCTTGAAGGTCGAGTTGCGCCTTGGTCAACTTGGTATTAGGATCGTTAAGATAATCGAGTAAATGTTGCGTCGGTGTCTTATCGGTTGACGTTGGGAGAAATCCTTCGGCCTGCATCATGCTTGCCATTACATCAACCGATTTCCCTTTGCCTTTGCCACGCAAGGTAATATCTACCGGGCCATTCTTCCCTTTTACACCGAACAATTCTTCGGATAAATCCTTGTCTAATCCGCCCTCGATGCCGCCATTGTCCTTGATGAATTGGAGTCCGGTAATTTCCTGACCGGATGCGGCGGCGCGGCGCTCTTCGAGGGTTTCTTTCTTTGAAATTGTCCCCGCACCGACTCCCGGTGATTTAATGGGCGTTGGCCCTGCGCTGGTAGGCGCTTTCTTGGTTGTTGGAATGGTCGGGGACGTTAAAGGAATTGCCCCCGCCGGGGCCTCGATTATAGGTTGAGTGACCGGCTCGCCAGCCGGGACCGGCGCGGGGTTCTCTACTTTGGTTTGTGTGGTTGGGGCTGGCGGGGGCAAATTCGGTGCTACGACGGGCTGTACGGGTTCAACGGGCGGAGTCCACGCCTGACCCGCCTTGGCCTTTTCGATGGCGTCAAGGATGCCTGTATGGGCGGCATTGGTCTGTTCTTCGGTCAATGGCTGGCCGGATTGGAGTTGGGACAGGTAGGTATCCTCAAAATACTTGACTGCGGTCGGGTCTGTCACCTTGGCGATCTCCCCGGTCATGTGTTCGGTCTGGTTCTGGATGATGGGGTCAACGGGAATCGTGTCCTTGAACGTGTTGGCAAATTCGGCCACAACCGCATCCCGTTCCTCCGGGGTCTTGGCGGCAGCCATACGGTCAGGGAAATCGCCTATCTGGTCTTTGGGAATGCCAAGGGATTCAATGCGGGTACGGAAGTCATCGGCGGTTGGCTTGGTAGGTGGTTTCCCGCTGAACAACTTATTGACTACCACACCCCCGGCGCCTGGTACGGCAAGGATGGCCGACTGTTGAAGCAACTGTTTCCATGAATACTGTTCCTTAACCCTATTCGCCATCGTGTTTTCATCGCCCCGGGTCTGCGTCCCTACGCCCGTCAAAACTTCGACCGGCTTGATAATTTCTTCCTCAATGGTCTCGGAAACGAAACTATTCCGCAACCCCTTGTCCCGAACCACGTCCATGAAGTCCTCGACCCGCTTGCCGGGATTGATTTTCAAATACCGGCGCAATGCCGCCTGGAACACTTTGCCCGGCGGGGTCTTGTCCAGTAGATTGCCTACCCGTTCGCTCCCCACCTGCAACGCCTGTTCCGCAAATGAACGAGCCAGAGCCTTGACTGCCGAATCCTGATCCTGTGTTACCTTGAAATTTTCATCACCGGGTTCAAAGTTCAATCCGGTTGTCGGTGTCACATTCTGGATCGTTCCGGTCGCCACACGTTGCGCTGAGGATGCCGCGGTCTGGGCGGCCACCCCGCCGGCACGTTCAGCGGCCCAGATTGCCGCCTTACCCGCCTTGGATTCTGCGTATTTAGCCAACGCCTTCCGCATAGCTGTCATGGTTATCTTCTTGCCCGCGGTATAGACGCCGCCAGTCATGCCAAGTTCCAAGGCAAACGCCGGGAGCTTCATAATGTTCTGGATAACTCCGTACCCGAACGTCTTGGGTGACTGTGCTTCCATCAGGTAATCATTCAGTTTTTCCTCGTCCTGATAAGTTGCTTCACCGCGTCCGACTTTACCCGATAGACGCAATAACTCGGCCGCGTCAACAACTTGCGTTACGTCGCTGAATGGCAGGAAACTCAAGGTCTTTGCGCCTTCCCGCAAGGCGTCTTTCCAGTTTTCGGCGGGGGCGGTTGTGATTGCCGTTTCCAATCCGGCTCGTTGCGGGTCAACTTGGACGGGTTCAGGGGGTGGGGTGGTCCAGGGGGTAAATCCCGGTTGAACTGGTTGAGCGGGTTGTTCAATCACCGATCCCGGATATTGGTCGGTTGTGGGGGCCGCGGCTGGGATCTGTGGTTCAACCACCGATCCGGGGTATAATTCCGGTTCAACAACAGACCCGGGATACAGGTCTGGTTTGGGAGCAACCGGAGTTTTCGGCAAGGTTGCCTGATTGACAACCGCCGTTATCATCCGGCCATCTTGACCGACAACGGGTTTTAACGGGTCATTTATCATTGCTTCTTCACCCGTATTTGTCCGTCAACGCCCTTGAATCTTGTTCCTACCGGCGCCGATGCGTATTGCTCCGGCGTCAAGGTTGGCGGTTCGCCGCCCGGCGCGGGAGGTGGGAAACGGTTGCTGTTGCCTCCGGTATCAACTCCTTCTCGATTGCACCAAGCAATTTCGTATCACGTTCCAACTGCGCCCGAACATCCTTTTCGTCAAGTTTCATTTCGTTCAGTCTGGTCCGGTCCATTCTTTGAACGATCTTATCGTACCGACTTTCAAGTTCTTTTCTGCGGTCGGCTTCGGGTTCGTTTTTGGCCTTCGTTGCATCGCGTGTTGCTTTGTCGTAGTCCAGCGTTTCTTGATTTTGCGCCCGTTCTTCCCGTGCCATTTCCAACGCCTGCTTGTTCGCAAGTATCATGTCTTGCTGTTTGGTCATAACTTCCCGCTTACCGTTCCGGTAACTGATCGTCAGATTAGGATCATTTGCAACTTCTTCGTCCTGTTGCTGGTATCCAAGTTTCTGTTCAACTGATTTCTGCTTGAACCCCTCTTGCGCCTTTTCTTCGGCGGTCTGGATACGTTTCGGAGCCTCGATAATCGCGCCATCTGGTCCGATCATGTACCGTCTCGCGTTCGGATCACGGTCGAAGGCGTACTGTTCTTTTGGGGTACGATGGGCCAGAATATCTTCCGGCGACAACTTGGCGACATTCGGATCAGCACTCATCCTGACCCATTCGACATACGCCGAATCGTTGGCCTTCTGCAATTCCCGTTGGCCGATTAGTTTGTTGTAAAGTTGTGGATTAATGTTTTTTAAGCGTCTTGTGATTTCCCGTTCAACGTGTTCGCCCACCAAGGGACTGAAATTAAGAGACTTGATGTAATCCTGAACATCTTCGATTGAACCGAAGTTATCAACTCGCAACGGCAAAGTAGTGTCGAGTTTTTCACTTGCTGCCTTTGCAAGTTTTTTATGCGCCACAACATCGGCCCGGTTTCTTTCTCCCGGGCTTTGTGTGTAGAGATAACTGTCCAGATACTTGCCGCCTCCAAAAATATTCAATTCAGGAGCAATGGTCGATTTACCTCCCGGCAACACAACTTCCGATTGCAAAGCAACATTCATATCATTCCAATTCTGCTGTTGCTCCTCTGGGGTCAGTCGTTTGAGGACCGGGGAACTACTCATGCCGTGACTAACCCATTCTACCTTGAACTGACTACGATCCTTGCCGGCCAGGAGTTGATCTTCGGTCTGTCTCTGACGGTCTTGGACGGATTGCTGGTACGGGTCGAGCATTGAAGTCTGCGCCACCGGCTGGCTGGCGGCCCGGGCGGTCAAGGCCCGTTGCACGGACTGATTGACGATATCGCGGCTTGTCGGGAAATTGGTGGTTGTCCCTTGCGGAGATACGATCATGCGGTTTGCGCCGGATTCTACGGTGCCGGTGGCATTGGCGAGCAGGGCAAGCCGCTCAGGACTGGATGGCTGGTTGTCGGGGGAGAATATGTTCGGCTTGAACACTGGTTCCGGCAACGGTGCCGGCAAATTAGGTTCAACCGTGAATCCGGTTTGCGCTCGCTTAAGTTTGTCATCTTTGTAGGCCATAATTATTCTCCGTTGTTGCCGTCAGATTTCATGTTGCGTCACATATTTCATGCGTTAGTGAAACTTGGTTTAACAATCCAACGCGGCTCCAACCTGAGCTTCGCATATCTACCTGCCGACGGACAATACCATCCCAGCGTATCAAACCCATTGACGAGATTTTCTCCAATCCAATCTGATTGTTGCGTGATGATGTCCGTGGATTCAGGAAGAGACTCGTAAAGAAAGTGGACGCCTTCCGTTAAGCCCAGTCCCGTAAAATCAAAAAACTGATAAGGAGCTGCTGTTGTCGGGTAAAAATATAAATCGGCAAAATAAGGGCATAGCCAAGGATAAACGCGACTGTACCGCGCTTTAAGTTTTTCTTGATAACTCCACCAATACCCCCCCACCCCCCCTATCACATCTGCATAAACACGCAGTTCTCGAATACCTGCATTTACCGGTTCAAGTGTAATTTCCTCAAAAGTTGCCGCCGCAAGTTGACTGGCGTGAGACGCCCTATTTGTCGCGCAATCAGAGTCTGCGCCAATAAAATAACCTCCTCCAACTGTGCGGCCCATGAGGAAAAGCCCCCCTTTACAAACCCACTTCAACGCACCAAATCCTTTTTGCAAGTCCTCGAATATCCACGGGCCGATAATGTCACCTTCCTGCATGACACCGTAAGACCACACAGGGTCGTTGACACCATCCCATTCAACGCCTTCGGGAACACGTCGGAAACCGGATTCGTTTAGACCGGCCTCCTCCCTGAAGGTTTCCAGCGTAAAATACAAGAACTCTGTTCCGGTCGGATTTAGCGGCCCAGAAACATGGTCAACAAACGACACGCAATTTGTTTCAACCCAATTCTGGAAGACGGCCCAGTAAGTGGCCGCCTGAACGTCCTTGCCGTCAGACGGGGTGTAAGAGTGCCACCCGTAGGCGTTTATCCGTTCTGAATACGCCAGCGTGATTTCATCCAACAGAGTTTGCCAGGTCTGTCCTGCAGGTATGTCGTATGGATTTGTAAAAGGAATGCTCATGTTTACCCGTGGGCACGAACCCAGTCCCATCTCGCCGTCGGCGGCGTGGTTGTGTCGTCGGTTATCTGGTAGACCATATATTTAGGATACGCGGTGGTGTCCTTAACTAATCCAAACCCCCACAACAAACTCCCTTCTACCTTTTTGAGAACTTCCGGCGAGTCCGAGCCTGTTTCAGCGGAAATAGCTTGCAGGAACGAATTTATCGCAGCGCTGATGATGGCGGGCAGTTCGCCACGAGAGACATATTCACCGGCGACAACCGCCTTTGCCCTGTCTACGGGCGAAGGTTCCGGTATTGCTGGCCGAGACGGCGGCGGGGGTGTGGGCGCCACAGGTGTTGATTGTTTGGGTGCAGGCGTTGCGACTGACGCAACAAGTATTGGCTCGCGCCCCTGCCTATCAAACCCACTACGATTCTGACCATGACCTATGAAATCGCCATGCTCGGCTTGCGCGCGACTCCCGGTAGCACCAACAACACCTGTTTTGTTGGGTTCGATACGTTCAAGCGGCGGTTTCTTTTCTTCTTTCAACTTAGGCGGGTCTTCAACCGGGGGTGTGGACGGAACATCCATTTCGTCTTGATCCCGTCTCGCTCTCGCACGTGCGGCCGCTTCTTCAGGACTCATGCCGATAAACTCGCTGTTGTTTCGAGAAGTGTTCATACGTCTTCAAAAGTCCTCTTATAAGGTGCCGGCCACGCCGCCGCATAAGGAGAAACAGTGCTATTGTTAAGATCATAACGAATGACTTTAAGAGCACGGAACAAACCATTGCTCACTTCGTGCCATCCCGAACCGGAATCCCCGCCTGCAATAGCAGTTATCGCAGCCGCCACGGTTAAATGATAACTCAAGGTGTAACGAGTGCGTTCCCTGAACCTGAAATGATCGTAGAACTCACCAAGCACATCCCATGTTACCGGAGTTGCGCACCACGCCGGCACCCTGGCCGTTACCGTCGTCTTGATATAATCATACTTGTTGAATAGATTCAGGCCGCCCTTGACGGTTTCTGTTATTCCTGCTGTGTCAGCGGCGTTCGGCAAAGTTACTGAATCCCGAACCTCTTTTACGGTCGTCACCGAATCATCGGTGTATCCGGCGGTATGTTCCGCGATTGTCTTCTCCACCACCTCGACAACCTGGCTGGTAATCCTGAACATCCCGCCTACGAAATCCTTCTGGCGGAAATGCAGGACGTAATCTCCGGCAACTCCCTGGGTCAAGGCAGCAGTCCAAATCGCATCCACGTTGGCGGCAAGTACCAGAGGCCATGTGTAATCCTTTTGTGCTCTACGCGCTCCGGCGGCGGGGGTCTCGCTGACCTGTACGGCGGTTTCCGACTTTTTGGCCTGTTCCTTCTCAATCACACCTTCGCCCTGACCCCGCTCCACAAATCCTACTCGCGTAATTTGATGGTCCTCGTCGGCGGTCGCGGCGGCCACAAGCGCGGCGGCCCCGGCCACCGGCACACCCGTTGCCAACTCGGTTTTGGTTTCACCGATTGCGCCTGGATTCTGGATGCTGACCTTGACGCCGGTTCCCGCCGCGTTGTCCCAGTCCGGCGTTCCTTCTTTCAGGGCCCGCATGGCAAATGTCTCGTTCGCATTCATGCTGACCTGTATCCGGCCTTTGGCGGGAGTTCCCAGGAAGGTTTGCAGGTCGGCAAATTGAACCGCAACATTGTCATACGCTACTTCGGGATATTCCTTCACGGAAACCACCATGACGGCTTCGCGTAGGCCGTGAGGATTGAAGGATTCCTGTTCGGAATACAGGGCAGGAGTATAGGTTGCGGGTTTCTTGGAGATCCGCTGTCTAATGGTTCCGGTCTTGTCCCCGGCGTCCTGTCCTTCGGCGTTCTGGATTGTGTCACCAACAGACGCGGCGTAAGGGGCTGTGCCGGCCATAGCCAGCGCAACGGCAGTCGCCAGGGCATCCTTGTCCGTCAGGTTTACGTCAATCCACAGGCGATCCTGTGTGGTCTGGTGGAACTGACTTGGGCCGGTCTGCTGGATTGCTCCCAAAGCCACCGGCGCATCAGGTTTCGACCGCCAAACGCATGTTACAAGGGCTTTCCCCTGCCCTACATCATCGTCTTTCAAGTCGAGAACGATCTTGGCGGTATCGGCAAGAATTGTCGCTTTTAGAGCGGCTATACTGGCTTTGGCAATGTTCAAATAGACCGTTGTGGCGATATTGACCAGTCCGAAGGTCTTGGTGTAGTCGTAGGACCGAACTTGGCCGGCCAGGGTCAGATTCAACTTGGAAATCTGCTGGATAACTACCAGCATTCCATATCGCCATTCCTGAATCTCAACTGAGTCCACTTTGTATCCGGCGTCACAAGTTGTCTGGGCGGTAACAAGCATGGCGTCTGCCGCCGTCTTATCCATACCAAAGTAGAAATATGTCCGGTTTTCATCGTCGAAGGTCGGCCATTCCACCTTCATTTTGGTTGGTACGGCCGGGACTGCCGCCTTCAACATCATGGTCCGAATCAGGGTGAACGAGCCGGTGCCGTTGTAGTTGTTTCCCACTTTCAGAATAGTATAGAGCGCCGGGGCTACGGCCACCGCCACCATGGCGGTCGCAAGGTCGGCGTCCGCGACACCCAGCCACATCGTTGTACGGATAACACCGCCCGTTATCAGTTGCAGGTATTCTTCCTCGTTCAGGGTTCCGTTGGCATTCGTCACGGCGCCGACAAACAGTTTGTCCTGGGTCTGGACGATCTTGGCGCATCCCAAAGCTTCGCTCGTGGAATCAATCAGGGATGAGACCTTGTACCCGGAAGTAGCGGTTCCCAACGTGGTTTTGAATGCGGCAAGACTGGTCAGCGGGATATGGTCGAAGGTTTCAACCCGTTTTTCAGCGGCGAAACCTGGATTCAGGGTTCCCCTCTCCCATACCTGCGACAAATTTCCAGCCCAAGTATTCGTCTGGGTAAGGACTTGAATCTTGGCGCATCCGTCCTCCCCTTTTACAACTTTTGCGTCAATCACTCCCGCGGTCAAGGCGATCGTATCCCGCAAAGTCTGAGCGCAGGATGGGTCTATCCATCGGTATTCCCACACATAGGCATTTTTACTTGACGTGGTATCGTGTGCAAACGGGGAAAGCAACGCCTTTTCGTCTGTCAAGAGAACAGGGGTCGGCAATGGATCTCCGGTTGTAACCCATCCGAGTTGAAGTTGCTGAAAAATATCCTGAACGTCAGGTTCGTTGGCGGGGCGTCGGGGAGAAGCGTATTCCTGCACATGATGAAATACGCCTGGAATCTCCGCGGTATTAACCATCGGATTCGTTACCGCGTGAGAGTCTTTATTGTTCTTAACAGACGTGCGTTTTCCAAGAAAGTCCAGGCATTCCTGAACAAACTGACGCGGGATCTCGCTCCAATACCGGAGCATGGTTCGGTCCAGCAGGATATTCTCCCGTGTCGTCTTGACGTTGAGAGCCTTTTCCTCCTTGAGCAATCGTAAGGCGTTGGGATATGAAGATTCGGCCATAAATTACCTGTGTTGCATATTGAATGGTGAATAACCTATTCGATTGGTCGGTTCCCCGGGTTGCGTGAAGCGAGGATTCATAGCCTTCATCTGTTCCAGGGCTTCCCGGTATTCGTCACGATACCGATCGGCGGCGTTTTCCCGCCGGTCCTTGGTTCCCAGCATTCGGATCAGGGTTTGCAGTTCCAGCGGCCGGGATGCCGGCAGCATGATGTCCTGGGATTCATCGTAGAGCGGCGAGGGATAGGCCCAATAGTAAATATCCATGGCGCCGGAAACCCTGTCGCCGCCATCATCCACACATGCGACCTGTTTTGTCTTGGCCGGACGGATATGACCGGTAACCCGGTCGAGTTTGGGGCCATAATACCGGGGTGTAAAAGCATTCTCGGCGGTGATTTTATAGATGCCAGGTTCCTTGCCAAACCGGATATACTCCCCGATATACGACGCATCCCATGTTCCACCCGTCCACACACTCGCCAGACTCGCCACAGAGATATTTGGCAACAAGGCCATGGCATCAGTAATCGGTTCAAGCGTGAACCAAGTTGGGCGAATAATCGAACCCCATTGCCGGCCAGGGAAGTATTCTATTTCATTTGTAGGGTCCCAAACCGCCTCGATGTTCACCATGTCGGCCGGCAGGAGTGTTGCGGCGGTTGCGGAAAGAGTAGCGGATACTTTCTTCCGGCATTCTTCCCATGACAGCAAGCCTATTAGTTGGTAATACGACATCTGGCAACTGCGCTTCATTGATTCCAGCGTGTCGTTTCCGCCGCCAACTACTGGTGCGATTTCATCCCAGACCTGTCCGGTCGTAATCATTGGTTATTTCCTTATTTTCAGTTTTCTACTTGTAAAAGTCGGAAACTATGTCGTTATGTCACAAGCTCCCCGCTGGGCAACACGCGGTAGTTGTCAACGCTGAAATTGCCCTCGCCGTCTTTAAGGGTGGCGACAACAAATCCGTGATTCCATTTTGTCACGGGCCGGTAACGCGCCGCGAGCTGACACATACAGCCCATGCTCCAACAGGTCAGCAGCCGGCCGCGTATGTCAGGCTCGTTATGGATTGACGACTGATGGGAATGGGCGGCCAGGGCGACGGACTTTGTTTGCAGGAACAAACCGCGCGCCGGATTGACGCTCGACACGCTCCCTATCCCGCCGCCGCCAAACTCATGGCCGTGAACAATGCAAAGTTTGCCGTAGTATATTTTACGCCATGAATCAATCCAGTTGACGCCCATATCGGCAACGTCAAGAAACGACTCCCATGTCAACGTCTTGCTTTCGGCGTCAAATAGATCGGGAGCGTTCTGGTAGATGTAATGCGGTAGCCGGTCGTCATGGTTGCCCATCTTCCAGTAGATCGGCGCGTTCGGGAACTTGCGGCGCAACAGGTCGAGGATTTCTACAAGGCAAAACTTCTCGCGCTGGAATAGCGCGAGCCCGGGCTGGCGCATGAAGAAACTGCAACGGTACGCGTCTGCCGTGTCGCCGTTCAGCAGGATGGCGTTGATTCCGCGCTTCTTGCCCTCCTTTATTGCGATGTCCAGTATCCCCGGTTCGTGGAACGGCGCGTGGATGTCCGCTAGGATAAGCAACCGGCTATCGGTTAGATCAAACGGGGTTGTATTAAACGGTTCGGCGATGGGTATGTCAAAAGCAAACTTCTCGCGGATGTCTTTGAATCTGTCAACATTAAACAGCCTATCCCTCACCCCGTTCTGCCCGCGTACCTCCCGAACTGTTTTGCGGGCGTTTTCCATGTTTGCAAATACTTCGGGATGATCCTTGATGATTTCCCGCGCCACGCCGCGCGAAGCAAGGCTTGGAAACCGCCGGCAATACAAGGCGCACAACTCTATTTTATCACCGTGCATATACCTCCTGACGTTTGCGTTTCCGACGCCCTGCCCGTGGCGGGGTCAGAATAGGTCAACCCACCTATCCTACCCCGCCGCAAGCCAGCCCTTACTTCGCCGCCGGGACTGCCGGAGCCGCGATTGCCGCCGCGAGAGCCTTTTTCTCCTGCGCCTTTTCAATGTAGCGCCATATTGCCGTGGCGACGATTACCGCCGCGCCCACGAGCGTTTCCCATTCGCCCTGAGTGAACTCGCCGCGCGTTATCAGCCCGCCACCGGCGACCAAAAGAATTTGCCGGATCACCATGAATATTGACTGCATACTACCCTCCTGTTTTGTTTGTGGCATCCTGTGAATCAGGATCAGCCGGTTTCTTGTTTGCACGATAGACCTCCGCAACTTCTATACCGATTAAAGCCGTTGCAATACCCCACCACCACGCATTTACGGCTATGGTTTTTACTGCGGGAAAGTATGGGGCAACCACGGAATTGTTTAACTCCACGATTATCAACATTCCCCACACGGCATAAATCAGATAGGTGCGCCATGCCGCCGTTGCGGTCATTTCCATCCACTTCATCTGCAAGTTCTGTTTGAACTGCATCATCTTGACTTGGAAGTCCATGCCGTACATCTGCACCTGCGCGGTCAGGCGTTCCTTCTCGGTCACATCGAGCTTGGACTTGCCTATGAGTCCGATGATGCCGGAGCCAACCTTTTCAAAGGCGGTAATCGCGTTGTCTATGAAGCCGAAGTCCATATCATGCCCCTTCGATTTTATACACCCTTGCCGCGCTCCCGTTCTCGCACCGGCCCCAGTATCCCGCCGTTACCCGCGTCCTGAACACGCTCCCGCCCACCGGCGCCACGTCATTCGGAAACCTTGCCGCTTCCTTGCGGCGCAGTACCTGGTTGTAGGTCCAAAGCGAGTCGGGATTGCTGCCCGTCACCCACAGCAGACCGGATGAAACATCCATGTGCATGATTTTCTCGCAAGGCAATTCGTCGATGAACGACAAGTCCACGCCGTCCTTTTCATAGACTTTGTTTCCACGTGAAATAAATATGCGCCCGTTATATTTTATCAGGCATTGGCAATCGGCCATGCGGAGTAGCGAGCCGTCGTTACAAGCGATCCCGCCCGCGCCGTCACAGGCCGCTGTGTAGAGTTTGCCGCCATCCTCTAACGCCATTGTCACAATCCCGCCGCCCGGCATGGTGAACTCGGCTACATTCGTCAGGCAGTTGATTGCGGAAATTTTGTTGTCCTTTGTGTTGAAAACGTAGGGCTTGCCGTTGAACGCCGCGCAGGTTGACGCGAAATTTAGCCGGACGCCTTTAACAATTTTACCGCCAGCATAGATCAACAGGCCGCCATTCTCCCCGGCAAAATAAACGCAATCGCCATGCTCCATCCCCTGCCCGATCGTCTCTTCCCGCCCCTCGTAAATCAAGAGGCCGTCGCGGAATAGTTTTGAGTTTGAACGTGACTCGCTGTTGTAAATCCCGACAAACAGCCCGAAAGAGGTGTTAGTCAGGCTTGACAATTTCCACGGCCGTTCAGCAGAAAATATCAACTCGCCCAGGGATTGATCCTGGTCGGTGAAAAAACTGGCGATTAAGTTTAACAGATACTTTAGAAAACTCATGTTATTCCCCCGCACATTGTAAGTCGCTCTCGCCGCGTTGACCCCGCCGCAATCGCAGCAGGTCGTGTAATAGTGCGTTCCCGTTCAATATTTCGGGATGCTTTTCCAGTTCGTCGGCAATCTTGTGATCAACGTCATGCTTCAGATGCTCCGTGCATTCCCGGCACACGTCCATGTTTCCCGGGCCAATGGTTGGTTTATCGCTCATAATCCATTCCCCCTAATAGATAGATACACAGTGATCAACGTGCAAAGCACCGTCACACCGGCGAATGCCATTCCCAGCAAGCGTTCCGGACGGTTCCGTAACTCTTTAATTGCCTCGATATTGCGCTCGCCGACAGAGCATCCTGCTACCGCGATTTTATTGATTCCATCGAAAAGGAGTTTGTTGTCCGCGCGTTGCTCGGCACGGAATGTTTCCTGTTGTTTCCCAAGAGCCTGAATTCCGGCTTCAAGATTTCCCAATGTTCGTTGAATGTCGTCGCCCATATCCTCACCCGCCCTTCGGTGTATTGGTAGTTTTCCTGTCAAAAAAAATAGTTGTATCTCCGTACCAATCGCAGCACGGCGCGAATCCCCAAAAGTCAACGCGCAGAAGGTTGTCGTTTGATTCGAGATATTCGGCGGCATCAAATCCGGGGCCGCCGCTTTCGGTGTTATCCACGATTATCATTCCGCCACGGCGCAGACGATTGACCGATACCTTCGCACATTCGAGCCGATGTTCAGCGTCAACGACAATGATGTGATATGCGTCCTTTTTCTCAATCGCGGCAAGGTAGTCAGCCTTGTTGGTCGCAAGGCTTATGTCGGTGTTTCCCGCGCACATGGCCTCTACTTTATCGCGCCAATTGCTTTGATGTTCCACGGTTGTCACGCTGTTGGCATTGGCCGAGAACCACGCGGTTCCAAAGCCGGACCCAAACTCAAACACATCCATCCGGGATAGATTACGGCGTTTTAGAAACTCAATCGCGGGATACGAAAACCACGGCTGCGGCCTACCCTTGCCGTCAACGCTGCCCGGCGTCAGGATTGACCGCCAGTAACCCATTCTAAAAATAATCGTGTGGCAGATATTGAAACAGGCATAGACGCTCCACGGCCAGAGATAAGGATGGCGAGGGAATAATCTGCCAACGACGGGGATTGCGGATGCCCATCGAAATAATATTGCGTAGAGTTGGTTGATCTTTTTCATTAGTTTGGTGTGAACGCCGTCGTTCCGACATTGGTGAAGCTGTGAATAATATACGATCCGTTCGTCGTGATTACGCCGCCCGTTGCCAGCGCCGTTGCGGAAACATATCGGCAGAGAACGACGCCGGAACCTCCAGAACCTCCGCCCGTAGATGAATTGTCGTGCGATCCACCACCACCACCTCCGGTATTGGCAAGTCCGTTTCCAAAAGGAGCGTCTCCCCCGCCGCCATTTCCCCCTATAGCATCCGAACCATTGTTGTAAGTGCCACCGCCCCCGCCGCCAGCAAACCAACCACTTTCGCCAATAGCAGTCCCAAACACACCTGAATAATCCAAACCAATCCCACCTGCTCCGCCAGCAGTTGAAGAACCGTCCGTACCCGCCGCTCCTGCGCCACCCCCGCCACCCGCACCATAATTCGGACCAAAGCCCAAACCATCTCCGCCCTTATATCCTTGGTTGGTAGTTTCTGCTCCTCCTGTGTGGCCATACCCAGCACCGCCGCCAGAACCACCGGGGCCACCATCATGGTCGTTGTACCCGCCTCTACCACCGCCAATAGCGGTAAGTGTTCCAAATACGCTGTTGCTTCCCGGCGTACCCTCTACGTCTGGAACACCGACGCCTCCGCTTCCGATAGTGACGGTAGTTGCGCCAGAGATAGATAAGTTGGTATAAATCAATCCTCCAGCACCACCGCCACCACCAGAACTGCTACCGCCGCCGCCGCCGCCTGCCACAACAAGTACTTCACAATTTGTCAAGGGGTTGTCGCCACCGCCAGACGGAAACGTAACAATAATGCGCGAGCCATCATTGCGATAGCTCAGCACGTTCGCTCCGGGATTGAGCGGGCCGAGGGATACACCAAACGCGGCGAATGCGGTCAGGTGAAATAATAAAATGGCAGTTAAGGTTTTCATGGCAAAGCGATGTCGTAGTTGCTTCCAACCACGGAGTTATACATTCGGAAATAGTTCGTGCCGCCGATGTTCGTGAAGGTTGTCGAACTTTCCTCAAAGTAGACAACCTTCAGCGTGTTGGTCAGACCGTATGCGCCCGCGCCGTCGATGTTGCCGGAGAGTGTGCCGCCGGATTTGGGTAATGCGTTATCCGCCGTCGTGCCCTGCGCCGCGGTCGCCGTGTTGGTCAGTAGGTTCTGGTAGCCGGGCGTATTGGTCGTCACGAGGTTGGCAAAGTTCGTGGCCGACCGACCACCACCATTGAGATCGCCGGTCATAGCGACCGAACCGTCGGCCTTTAAGTCGCCGGTGCCGACCGTAACCGTCACGCTCGCCACGCCGTCCGCTACTGTTCCGGTGACGCTGTTGACGATGATGTTGCTAATCGCGCCCACCTGCGCCGCCGTGACCGCGTGAGGGTTGGCGGTGTTGGTCGTGTGCGCGGTCAGGTCGGTGGAGGTAGCCCACGGTGCATCGGTGATCGTCGTGTAACCCTGGTCGTGCGCCGTCGGGGCGCGGGCATCGGTCAGGCGGGAGTCGTTGGTGTAGACGACAGTATTTGACGCAAGGGGCCAAAGGGTTTCGGCTGCATCCGGCCAGTTCGTTCGAGATACACCTCCGAACCGGATTGAATCTCCTACGTCTAAATTTCTCGCCACATGCAGGTCGCCATTGGTTATCTGCTGGACATACACGCCGGACACGTTGCAGATTGACAGGCCGTCGCCGTCAAGTTTGAGCACGAGGTTTGTATCCGTTCCTGAATAATCAAAATAATTGCTCGTTGCGCCTGCTGTCGTTTTGGTCAATGTCTGCGAGGCTATGGATAGCGTTGACGTTCCGCTCGCGCCCACTTTAGTGTAACCCATAAGGTAGGTGCGGCCAACAACCATGACGGTGACGCCGGTGTAAGACACGGATGTCAACGACCCAGTGTATGTGCCTTGGGTCAGGCCGGAGATATTCGTTCCAAGTTGGGAGCGGTCGGCAATGGTGAGGGCGGAATAAATACTTTGAGTAGCCGAGAGATAACCGGCGGAGGCGTGGTCGCCCCAGCCGTAGGCCGTCTCGCCCTCTTGTATCCGTGGTTCAAAAGCCGCGTTGGTATCTGTTTGGGCTGTGAACCAACCCTGAAACAGACTATTGGTTCCGGCCAGAGCGTCCAATAATCCTTGGAAAAAACTATTGGTGTTTGCCTGCGCCGAAACGTGCGCGTTATAAGTTACCAATGATACGTTCCCGGTTTCCCCGGCGGCAATAGAGGCGGACAGGGCGGCGTTAGTGTTTGCCTGCGCATTGAATAATCCCTGAAAAACGGAGTTGGTAACTGATTGCGCGTCGAATAATCCTTGAAAGATCGAATTGGTACTTGCCAGGGCGTCCAGTAACCCTTGGAACAAACTGTTCGTTCCGGTCTGCGCCGTGAACCATCCCTGGAACAAACTGTTCGTACTGGTCTGCGAATTGAAGAAGCCTTGGAATAGAGAATTAGTCCCGGCAAGGGAGTCGAGTAGTCCCTGAAATAAACTGTTTGTATTCCCTTGGGCGACAAAGAGGTTTTGGAAAATGGTATTCGTAGCAGGCTGGGTCGTTATGCGGAAAACTTCGTTGGACGCAATGCGCGATTCATACAGGGCGTTGGAAACAATCTGGGCCGCAGACTTGGATTCCTCCGCCGCAATCCTGCCTTCGAAGATCAGGTTGGTGCCATCGAACGCAACGCGATCAACCTTGCTGGTCTCAAATAACGCAATCCGAACCCGGTTGGATTCGACCTGGGCGCCGACATTATTTGTCCACCAATTCATATTAATCGCTCCCATGAGCGTCGTCTGATTGGTCGCTGTGGCGGGATCGTAGCGCTGAATCATTTTGCCGGTGGCAAAAGTCTTGACGTACCCGCTTGAATGAGTTCCCTTAATGCTGAAATAGTATTTATCATAGGCTTGAAAGAAAACATTGGTTGCGCCTAAAAATGTGGCGCAATTAGATGATACAGTTCCCGGAATACTAACCACCCCGTTCGTGTCGTATTGTCCGTAAGAATAGACAAACTCCATTGTCCATCCGGTCAAATTAAGAGCCACACCGTTGTCGTAATGGTAAGATCGCAGAAAAGGCGTGTTGCCTGAAAACACCGAATCAATCACAAATTGCTCGGTAGGATTCTGACTGTCGCAGGTGATTGAATAATATTGGCCCCAGGACACCATCGGAAGGAGAAACAGGCAGACGGCGAGTAGCCGCAAGAATGAGTTACGCACGGGAACCTCCTTGCGGATTACCGCTAAAGATTTGGTTTTCACCCCATCCCCTTGTTTGGAAACTCCCGGCCCTGCGGAGGGCCGGGGTAATTTCCTGTTGATGAGGTTACTTGATAACGGCGCCGATGTTACCCGTGGTGGCGGTGGTAGCGCGAGCCACGCGCACAATGACCGGCTCGGACCCGGTGAACGGAAGATCCACAGCCCAATCAACGGTTACATTGGCATCGGCGGTGTACGAGTTGGTGACAGAAGAAACCGCCCCAGTATCACCATAAGGCGAAACCCACGTCGCCGGATTCACATATACCGGAGAAGTAACAACCTTCTGCATGACGAGTACGCCGCTCTTATAGATAGAAGCGGTCACGTTCCCGGTACCTGTTGGTACGCAGTTGACACTCGCCAACGTGTAGGCGCCGACGCCGGCCTGATAACTACGGTCAGGGAAATACAAGTCATAGTGAAGGGCCGCGCTTGTATCCCAAAGGACTTCGAGCCACTTACCCGCCAGGGCCGTGTAGGTCGCCGTCGATATCTTGGCTTTTAACACATCTGCCGCCAACGACGGATTAGCGTCAACACGCAGAGATGCCGTCCCTGACGTATTTGTGCAAGCCGCGATTGCCGCCGTCACGTCAGAGTTCGACGTAACAAGGTTGCCGTCAATCGTGGTTTCCAACCCATCACAAGTCACGGCGATGTTCGTCCCTACGCCAGTAACCGCGATGGTCAGAGTGCCCGTGTACCCGTTATAGACCCGGAACGCCACGCTCGCATCCGCGGCCTTCGCCACGATCTGATCGGCCCATACCTGACCCGACACAAGGATCAGGGCCGCCGTAGCGACCGCAATCCCTAACAGCCTGCATGTTTTCTTTTTCATAATGAATTCTTCCTGCTTGAGAGTTTCCGACTTTGTTTCGATCACGTATCTTTCGCCGGTGATTGCCGGCAGTTATTTCTTGAGTCTCGCGTTTTCCTGCCGAAGTTTTTCCAACTCGGCAATATTTGCATCCGCCTGGGCCAACTTCTCGGCAGTTGACAACGGGCGCAATTTGCGTTCCGCTTTCACGGCATCCTCGATTGAATCGAAGGGTCCGATGACGGGATGGATACCGTCCTTGACGACGCCAAGCATCCGAACCATTTTCTCCTTGGCGTGATCCGATTCCATGTCAACCACATAGATCCCGTTGGCGTCGGGATACAGCGACGGCGGACACATATCGGGATAGAACACCCCGTCCTTGTCCGTATGCGCCCGTTTGTTAATGAAAACAAACTTGCGGCTGAACCGGGCCTTTTCCGGGTTTTGGATCACCGGAAAATATTTGAATCTTGATTCGGCCATGATGCTATTCTCCTTGCTTTGTGTTGCCCCGGACGGGGTTTTCCCGTCCAGGGTTCCACGGTTAATTACGCGATATTTTCAGCGTAAGCATGCAGTTCTTCCAGACCGACTCGGATTCCATCCGTGCCCTTGATGGCATCGACCTGGTTGCAAAGGTCGTCGTTGGCCTCGATGTTCAGGATCAGGCGCGTTTCGTCACCGATCAGGTACAGCCGTTCGATGTAACTGGGGTCCAGCACAAAGAACTTGTCGGCCATGCCGTACTCGGCGCTCAGCATCGGGTCATACTTGATCGACAGGGTGCCGAACGGAGTAATGAGCGTGTTGAGTTTCTTGCCCCACTCGGTCTCGCTGACCGTCGTGCGGATAGACGATGCCGCCATTGCCGAAATACCCGCCCAGGCATTCTGGCCGGCAATGCCGACCTTCGTGCTGGAACTGGACGAGTGATTCAGGGTCAGGCGCATGGTTTCGCCAACGGACGCCAGGGTCATGGCCCCGGGAACGCTATCGAAGTCAATCACGTTGGTCGTGATTTGCTCCATGAGACCGCTCATCTGGTGGCGCCGGGGCCCGCTCGCGCTCGCCACTTCCCTGCCTTGTTTGCCCGTATAGAGCATCATGGCGAGTGCCCGCATCCGTTCTATCCAGAACAGCTTGCGGTCGGTGATGAGTTGCTTGACGCCGTATTCCTTGGTCAAACGCTGAATGTCCGTATTCGCCCGGCGTTTGGTATGCTGGAACAGGTACGTGAAGCGTTCGACCGGCTGACCGCTGTACGCAGCGGGAATGGCTTCGCCTTCGGCATGGGCCTCAGGGCCGATATGCAGAATGTCGCCAATCGCCGTTGCGTTCGTAATGCCGCCAGAACCGATTTGATTAAGAACCGTGATCGTTCCAGCCGTGGCAACGCCGCCGATGGCCTCATTCATCAGGTACCATTCCTTGGTCCTGGTGTTGTAGATCATCTGGTCGGTGTGGGCATATTCGGGGTGATCCACATGGATCTCCGTATCCGCGGCGGCGGTGACTTCATCGCACGTCATAATGAACGGAAGCAGGCGCTGTTCCAGGAAGTTATACTTCATGGAATCAATTCCCTTCATGGCGTTGAACTGCCGCGACAGCAATTCAAACGGGGCGCGTTCGGCGTCCAGCAGGTCGATTTTGTCCCGCATATTGACGGGAACTTTTGCCGCAAGGACCTGATCGGTCCTCACGTTTCCTGTGATAATCGTAGGCATAGGCTTATCTCCAAATTAGTCGTTAGTATTTTTGCAACCTGCCCCCGGTCGTCTGGGATTCAAGGTCATCCCCTTCGCCAAGGGTTGCTACTCCGCCGCCGGACGGGATTGGTTGCGGTGTGGAATCGGCGGCTTTCTTCTTCGCTTCGAGGGCTTCCGCGGCCTTTCGCGCCTGATCGCTGATATGCGAACGCGCATGATCGAGTTGCAGGTTCAACAACGCCAAGGCCATTTCGGGTTCCTGATTGTAGAATTCTTTCAGGGCCTTCGAGCCGGACGGGGCGTTAATCATCTGTTCGATCAATTTCCGGTTGGCGGCCAGCCCCGGAAATTTCGGGTCGCCAGTTTCCCACTTCATGTCGGCCAGATAGTTCACAGCCGTTTCATGTCGCTCTGGAGATAACGGCGTCACGGTCTTTTCGAGCGTAGGAACCACTTTGGTCAGAGCTTTCTTCGCCTTATCGACGATGAAATCCACAACCTTCTGTGGTTCCGATTCAAACGCTGCCTGAATTTCGTCAGGCAGGTCCTTCGCTTTCAGGTCAAGGCCGGGGGCGTCCTTCGAGTATTTCTTGCTCGCAACAAATCCGATGGGTTTGCCAGTCTCGTCCTTGGCAATATCGACGCCCTGTTCTTTCAGGACATCTTCGAGACCCTTGGAATATTCCAGGAGCCTACGGGCTTCTTTGCTGGAAGCCGAATGGTCGCGTTCCAAGCGACTCAGTTTTTTGTCCGGGCTTTCCGTTAATCCGGCGGCGTTCAGCAATTCATCATCGCTGATTGCAGGACTCGCTTGCCCTGTTACGGGGGCGGGAACTGCCGGAGTTGCGGGCACCGCGGGTTGCGCTATCGCTTGCGCGGGAACCGGGGCAACGGGGCTTGCCGGAACCTGCGGGGCGGGAGTTGTGGAAATGGGTTCCGCCACGACGGGGGCGGGTGCAGCGGCTACAGGAGCGGCCACGGGAGCAGTCTGTCCACCAAGCAATGCTTCTGTGTTGAGGTCCATTATTTATTCTCCTTGATTTGCCTTGCGAATTGTTTTTTCAATTTCTCAATCCTGTCTGACGCATCGCTAATTCGTTTTGCGTTGAGTTTCAAACCGTACTCGATAGATTCCTTGTTGCGTTCCAACAGTTCGGCCTCTAAAAACTGGCCGTGAATCTTTTCATGGGTCAGTTGATCCTCAACCGGGACCGTCATTCGCAACAGGGCCAACCTGATTTTTTCCTTCGCCAGCACCTTCTTAAACGCCTCGTACCCATCCGACTCGTATCCCGCCAGATCGGTTTCCAAGACTTCCTTTTCAGCCAACAGACGCACTATGCGCTTCTGCTCGCCGTCAATCTCCTGACCAACTACGTCAATCTCTTTCGGTTGTGCAAAAAGGGCCATAATCAGGGTATTGTCGTTGTCGTTGATACCGTTGCATTGGTCATTACCAATCCGCCCCCGACAACCATGACCGCGGCTGTCGCGTTGGTCGCAAAATTCGGCAGAGCCGAACAAGCGGCTGTTGCGTTGGTCGGATAGTCAAGCAGCGCCGAACTCACCGCCGTCGCGTTGGTGATGAAGTCAGGCAGAACTGAGCTGGACGCCGTGGCGTTAGTAGCGAAATCCGGCAAAGCCGAACAAGTCGCCGTGACATTGGTAATCCAAACCAAAGTCTCACCAGCTGCGTTTGTGATAGCCGCACCCGTTGAATCGTAGCCGGTGGTGCCCAACACACTGATTGTGATCGTGGGTGTTTGCACTCCGGGTGTCTGCGGAGTCACCGTGATCGTGGGTGTCACCGTTGACGGAGCCTGCGGCGTAACCGTGATCGTCGGGGTCTGCGCACCGGGACGCTGAACCGTCACCGTGATCGTGGGTGTCACCGCGCCGGGAGCCTGCGGCGTAACAACGGCAGTCGCCGTCACCGCGCCCGTCTGTTTGGTGACTGTCGAAGAAGATATTGCCGTAACCCGTCCCCAGTAATTCCACCGTCCATCGGTTCTCATAAAATATCCGGATACTGGTTGACTGGCCGAAAGATTACGGCTTCGAGTCATATCCTCTTGCGCCCAACACGCTATGCAGATCGCCGCCATTGCCATCGCCAAAAATGCTCTTTTCATTTTGTTCTCCTCACATTGCCATGTTAGCCGGGACAGTCCGGCCGCTTGCGGTTGGCGTACTTCGTTCTCTCGACGCTCTTAACCTGTTCCCCAATCCCTGCGGGGCGCTTTGTCCGCCGGGTTGTGCCGATCCCATTGGCGGTCCACCCATCGGCATGTTCTCGGGTTGCGGAGCCTTTACTACTCGCGTCAGGTTCGGCACCCCGGACGCATCGGCAATCGAACGCCGCATCTCGTAGGGGTCAATCATCGGGTCTTGGTTCCACATGGGATACAGGGCCAGCATTCGTTGAAATGCCTGTTCCTGGTCGGCGGTAGTCTTGGTGCCGTGGGTCTTGACGATGTAGCCGTCCGTCAGGTAATCGGGGTCAATCGCCATCCAGCCAGTCCCGTTCGGACTCTTTGGAGTGCGTATAAATTCCTCGTCGTTGATAAACTTGTCGGCCAGGATTAGAAGTTGACGGCATTCCTGGGCCAGGCCGCCGTATTCCAGCAACATGCTTTCAGCTTCCAGCCGGCCGGCGACCTGGTTGATGAAACTGACGGCACCGGTGGCGGAGTTGCCGATTCCATGACTCTTGCCCATGGATTCGGCATAGTTCGGAGATCCGCCAACACTTTCCATCATCGCCTTGAGCCGGTCTTCCTCGATAAAGGTCTGGTCGCTGATTTCCGGGGCACGGTCGTAGGAAACAGCGTCAGAAATGCGTTGAACACTCAACGGAAATTCATGGACGGCATACGGCCGGTCAAAGAATTCGGATTCTGGCCGGCCACCCATGACATCGGATCGAATCCATTTGGTAGGGAACATGACGCGGCCAAGATGATCCATGCGGTAGTTGAAGTTCAACAGGACGGCAATAATCAAGTCCTCGATCATTTCCAGGGACCCGATCCCGAACCAGTTGGAGAAATCGTTGGTCAGTCGGTACTGGACGAGATTCAACAGACCTTTGCCCATCGGGGGATCACCTTCGTAAATCCTGTAGGAGTCCTGGGCGATGATGATCCATTTGTCGCGCAAGAACCAATGCACCACTCGCCGGCGTCCGATCTTTTGACCTCGTTCGGTATCGTTCATCTGGCCGCGCCAGTCGTTCTTGCCGGTCCCGTAGTTCACTCCGCCGATGATGGAGTAAAGCTCCTGGTACGTCTGGTCCATGCCGCCAACATTGTTGATCTTGGATGCCATGCACTTTTCGGCCTGGTCCTTCACGTATCCGGGGTACTTTTCCAACGCCTTAATCTGTTCGTTGGTCATCCAGTCCACGTAGAAGAAATGGGGCAGGCAGTCGTCGCTATGCACGTCCGGGGGGTTGATGCGGCCACCAACGGGTGCCGGTAGGATTTGGAAAAAGTCGGCGTCCCGGGAAGAAACCTGCCAGCGTCCATCCTTGGTCTTTCGGGCAAACGGCATCCGATACCCGGTCCCCATCGTCACGGCAGATTGAAACGTGGGTTCAATATCGGCAAGGATGTTGAGTTGGGATTCGTCTTTGAGAAGGTTACGGAGCCATGCTTCGGCCTGTTCCCGGCCGGAGTCAAATCGGGGATGGATTGATTCGAGGCTGACAAAATCTTCGCCGCCCAGGACGTTCTTCTTGAGTTTTGGGATTCGGTCCTGGCAGATACCAAAAGCGGTATTCAGCATAGCGTTGGTTGCTGTGCCTTGGAGTTGCCAGGGCTTGCGGCCGCGCCAGAGCGCATAATGCCTGGCAGCTAACTCGAAGTGGGGTTGACAGAAATCAGCGGAAAGCCGAAACTCAGTCCGGTAGTCCTCAACTGTTTTGTCGAGACTGTCAGGTGTGTCAAACTTTTCCATTGCGTCAAAATATCACATTACTTTCTCATCGATAGGAATAGTGTGACACAATGACTCGCATCATGCAAGCATATTTTACATTGTTTTACTTTTATCGTCTAATCATTTGTTTTATAACAGGTTGCGGTTTTATCCACCCGAATGACGCACCCGCGCCCTTGCCGGACCTGGTTCTCGCGTCTTCCTCCAACTTGGAATGATATTCGGTATCTTTTTTCTCGTTCTTTGGTGGCTTCCAGTCAGAGAACATCATTATCAGAGCATCGAGTCTGTCTGGACTTTCGCCTGTTCGCTTTCGATGTTTCTGTTTGGGTTCCAACTTCACCCGGTTATGGTCGTCCATGACAAACCGGCGCTGGCGCATCTGTTTCAGCAAAACCGGATCGTTGAGCAGTTGAAGATTCGGGTACGTCCTTAAAATTTCCTTGAACTTGTAATGGTCCTCGGTGATTCGGTCCGCGTACTCATGCTGGTTCACGGAAACCTGATTGTTCATGTACCGCACGATTCCGCGGTATCCCCTGGATTCCATATTGTCGATGATGGCGTAACCGATGCCGCCGTTATCCGCAATCGCATCCCGCGGGTTCACTCCGAACCGTTGCAAATCAATCATGAATCCTTGGGCCAGTTTATCCGTATCTTCCTCAAGCCATATTTTCTGGTACACCACCTTGTCGCCGTCCAGAATCATTATCGGTTGCTCGTCCCCGCCGCTCGAAAATTCCAGCCCCGCATATTTCCTGCCGGGGTTATAGGTCGCCCGGGGCCGCATTGCCGCCTTCACCCGTTCCAGGTCGGTATCGGTGAAGACTTCGTTCTCGTCGGTCTGCCGCTGAAAGTTACCCTCGGCAAAGCTCTTGATGAAACTCGACCCAGGCTTATATTTTTCCGTCAGATTTTTAAGATACTGAATCTTGGCGGGGGTCTGCAAATGAGGACAATCGCGCCGGCCAATCTTTCTGCGGTAATGCCACAATCCATTTGGATCTCGCGCCACCCCGCCTTCAAGGGTGTCAGGATCAACAGCGTCATAGAACGGGCCATAATCCTCGCCCGGGGTGCTCACAACCAAACCCCAATCCGGTTCGATCCTGAAAAGCGCCTCGAATACCGCTTCCTTCACACTCTTGGCTTCGTCGATTATCACGCATACCGGACACCAATGCAGAATTCCTTTATCATCCGGAGCCCACTCGCCATGATAACCCTCGAGGGTCAACGCATCCTTCGGAACCCGGGCGATCCAGCGGCTTTGAAGGCCACCTACCTTCGGACCCTTGACCGTCAACCCGCTCAGCGACACATTCCATCCGGCACTCTCATACGGTCTCATCATCCCTTCCAGATACTTGAACAACTGGCCTTCGATCTGTTCTTCCGCCCCAGCCGTACTTACCACCGTCGCCCCAGGAAACGCGCTCATCACGCTCAGGCCCAACAATGGCACCAGTATCCGGGTCTTGCCGGCTGAGTTGTTGAAACTCGCCACCACCTTCGCCCCGGGCTTCGCCGCCTCCGCAATGATTTCCTTCTGCCAGTCGTACAATTCCGGCATACCCCATGCCTGCGCTTGCCGGAGCGGGTGATTGAAGGCGTTGAATACCGCCTGGCCGCGGGTGGTGTCGGGGGCATTCATGCCGTCCTCGCAAATAATTTTTGACGGGGAGGCCTGTAGTTTTTGATTGATGAAATCCGCGGGGTGCCTAAATCGTTTTGCCGAAAGACAACCACGATCGACGCATGATTTGCTCGTTGCGCTCTTCCGTCCAAGGAAAACCACAGTCGGTCACTTACAAATCGGATCTCGCTGGCTTTCATGCAAAATTCATGAAACCATTTTGTGTCCGTGGATGCAGGAAGAAGGCATGCTCCAACACCACCGGCAACAGCTGACTCGTAAACTTTTTTCACCCATGCGTATACGTTCTGCCCGCGGCCATACGGCGGATTCATCCAAAAAACATCATGCGACCAATTTTGCCTAAGAGCGTCCGTTTCAACCGTAAAATATCGGACGCACTTATGGTTTTCTGTGTTGGCGGCAACATCGATTGTGAAGTGAAATTCACGATATAAAGCATCAAACAAGGACTGCGGTGTTTCCCATGTGGTCAAAATTCCACCCTCCCGTCTTCCTCTGCCAACTTGTCAAGCGCCTGATTAAAAACCTTGTTATTGCTCTCCAAGACTGTATTGATGTTCGCCAGTATCGGACTTGGCGAAAACCCGTCTGTTTCCTCTCCCACCGCCAACGCCGGCGCCAATCTCTCCTGCATGGCTTCGGATGGCTTCTCTGGCTCCGTCGGCGCCTTGATGGTCTCCACCAGGGTTTCGTCGTCCACCGTCTCGTCAATTTCCTTCTCAAAGTCCAGTGGTTCGGCGCCATTGGTGTCAGGTTTCACGGTTTCACCCGTTGCCACCGGAGTTTCCGTTCCTGCAAGCATCGGATTTTCAGAGGCTTTTGAATCCGTCAGTTCCGCAATCAGATCCGCATTCGTCGTCCCCGTCAGTTCCATCAAACTCTTGAGCATCCCTTTCAATCCCCCGGGTATCTTCGCCAAATTCTCGGCCGGAGCTCCCGCAAACTGCGCCAGCCACGCACATATGCTCGCCGGGTCCATCCTGCCCTTGTCCCCCTTGGTCTCCCCGTCAAATACTCCCAATTTGTTCAATACCTCGATCGCCTTTAATTTCTGCGGTGTACTCTCGCTGGTCTCAATTACCTCCTGGCACGTCTTGATTACCGATTGCAGGTCAAACTTGGAGGACTTGCCGGATTTTGGAACACGGGGAGCCGCGTACTTGAGCTTGCCATTCGATAGAAACGTGATCCGATCCCTGATCTCCTTGTTCTTGAGCAGACGACAGGCCATCGCCCCAGAACTCCTGCTGTTGTTCCCTCCGTATGCGCCCTCGTGCGCCTCAACACGACTTTTTCCCTTGGCCAAAAGAGATGCAAATAACTCCCACTCCGGTTTCGGTAAAATAGAGTCTCCTGGCGTCATTGTTCCTCCTTAAATCCTATTGCTTAATTCCATTGTTCAACAATATGCCACATCCTTTTACCTTTGTCAAGAATTATTAACACGATTTTAGGCAAAATCCCGCGGGGAGCATCCATGGTGGGTACCCCAAATCCGAATAGGGCCCCCTCCCACCCCGTACCCGTCTTTATTGGTTCAAAGTCACGTCGCATAACAACAGATATGTCTACTATTATTTGAGACGCATTAGAACCCTATAAACATTGGCTGAAAACATGATTTGTGTTTGGTTTCTCACTTATGAGAGGACATGACCATACCCCATGCTGAACAAACGTTCACTTTGCCCTGGTTGTCTTGTCCTGACCTGGGGTGCGACGATCTTATCTTTCAGAGCATGCCGGCATCGAGGTTTTCCCGGGTCATATTGGTAAAGCCGGGAAAGTCCCAACATGAGACCTTCCCGGCTCTCCCCTTTCCCCCTAAGAGGGGGAAAGTGAGGGGAGGCCGGGAAGATCACATTTACATGTCCCATTCCCGACATTCACGGGCAGGTATTCCCGGCCGGGAAAGTCTCAATTTATCCCTCTCATATTTGCAATGATTCGCATGGATGACAGGGTTTTCATGTCGCATAATTCCATAATTGGTCTACTGTAATAAAGATAACCAATGAATACAGGGGTTTGACGTGGTATGCGTTAGACTTGGCATGATAAACGCTCTATATGTATCCATGATTCGAAACCACAACCAACAGGAGGGTGAGACGATGAAACTGACCGACAGACAGATGAAGATGATCCGGGAAATGGGACAGATGGACGAAACGATTACGGTAAAGGGATACAAGATGTCCGTATTCCAGGACAATGATTTTGACGAAGATTTTCCAGAATACGACGTTTATGGAGTTGAACCGTCATCGGGATTGCGGAGGGTTGAGTTTCGGATTACGGATGGAGAATCAAACGGAATTATTGCTCCGGACTGGATTTCGGAAATGGAAGCGGTTTGGTATAATCGGGTTTAATGGATTGAAACAACCGGCCGTGGGGCCACAAGGAAAGGAAGACACAATGAACAAACAACAGGCAGAACGTTACAGCAGAATCCGCAATGAACTATTAGAGCGCGGATTAAACGACGACGAAATTAACAGCCTATTACGGGCAAGTAAAACGCTGTCCACTTGGGCAACGCATGAATGCAACGGCGCAATCCAACGCGATGAGGAAACGAACAAGCCTTATTGGTATAACACAAATACCGGCAATAAACTTTGCGCGACCACCGACCGCGAAGCCGGAGCGCTCAAACGCGCAACGGCCATTGCAAAGGCGCATGGACTGGAAATATACCACCAGGGCGACCCGCGAGGATGTGCGCTCTATATCATCCGGCCTGGAGATGTTAAAGCCGGGCAGAAGGTAGCATCATGCTACACCAACGGGCTGGCGATCTGTATTAACTAACAGCCCGAAACCGGCCTATCGCTGGCCGGTCTAACGGTAAAGCGCCGTTACTGACGAGGGCAGAAACCCGAACGAGGGATAAAACCATGTTACACGGAAGCCAGTGGATTAACCTTTTACAGAAACGCGATTTAATTTGTCAGCCGTATTGTTTTGACCGCGTAGAAATTAACGGGAAAACAACCGAGGGCCAGCCCGTAAGCTTTTCTATTATCGGAAAATGTTTTTCCGAGTTTAAGAGTGGCCCTAATCTCTGCATATTGGCGAATATTGCCGGGTGCATATTTGGCACTGGATATTACGGATTGAAGAATTGCCGATATTTGGGGTTTCAAGTATAACCCGGCCCGTCCCACCTTACGGGCCGCAATTTAAGGGAACGCAACGCCAGAAAACAACGGAACATAGGGAGCAAACATCATGGCAACAACAATCGGAAAACAGGCGCGTAAAAACTTGGGCGGCAAAGTCAGTCGGTACATTGTCCGCAAAATGAAGAAGGAAACCAAGTCTGGCAAGCAATACAAGGATAATGTCTTGACGCCTAACCAATACCAGGAAATGAAGGCGGCGAGACGGCGCAACGCTTAACAACGGTCAGGCGCTTGCCGGATCAGCGCCCGAAAACACCGGCACAATTTACAGTCCGAAACACGCAACGCAACGCAACCAGGAGGCAACGAACCATGACAGCACGACACACGCCGGGCCCGTGGACTTGTAACGGGCAAACCGTTTTTGGGCCGATAGGAGAACAAGGGGACATGGATGAAATATGCACATGCGGAAAAGTGGTTTCCAACATTCACGCCGCGAATGCAAGGATTTGTTCAAGCGCGCCGGACCTGCTGGAGGCTTGCAAAGAAGCATTTAACCGGCTTGCCATGGATCACGCTTGCGATTCTTGGCTCAAGGATATGTTGCACGCCGCCATTGCCAAGGCCGAGGGCAACTAATTTCCGCGCCGGTGGGACGCGCCGAGACCTGGCCCGGTTCAGGCTTAGCCAGCGCCAGAGCGCGACCACCGGCCCCGACTTGGTGTAATTTTATGGGTGTTTCGGGAAATGTGAAGGGAAAAACAAAATAAGGAGGAACCCATGGCAAAAAAACCAAAAAATGATTGTAACCAGCCCCAGGATGCCCCGCAATCAACGCTGTCCTTCCGGCATAAGCTGATACTCGCCCGGGACACGGACACCCTGGTAGCCCACCAGGGCGCGGGGAATGAACCGAAAATCGACCTGTTTGACCTGAAAACGTACAATCAGGAGGTAATGGCGATATGACAACGATACAAAAAGTACGCAATGCGGATTGTGACGGCGGCGGCTGGAGCTGGGTCGTGTGCGACGACAACGATGTGACGGCTAATGCTGAGTGGTTTGACACGGAGGCCGAGGCGGACGCGGAGGTGGTGGCAAGATTAGCGGAAAAGAAAGCATGAAACCATGAGAATTAGAATTGATAAAAGGAGGAGGCGTGAAAATACTTATCGGCAAAATGGTTATGGATGGCAAGAAGGTGGACGCCTGTTGGACTGACGAAACATCATCCAGCAGGTACGGAATAGGGACAATTGAGATTGGGAACCAGGATTACGGTCCTGCGGATCTGGTACCTGAAGATGAATGTGGCCGGACGATTGCGCAATGGCTTGTGGATTCGTGTGCATGGGGCGATCGGTATGGCCGCAAGGGATTTTATTCCAGCGATGAACTGTCTGTCCTTAAGCGGTTCTGTTCCCAATGGCCGGAGGGTCCGCAATTATGAGTATCTGCCCTAAATGCAATCAGGACCATCACGCGGTGCACGTGTGTGTCGGCCGGGTGGCCGGCAAACACCCTAAAGGCGTCGAGGTCATGCGAGCCAAGGCGCTCAAGGGCTGGATCAAACGGCGCCATGCCCGGGCGATTGCGTACCGGGAGCGGCAGAAGCAAGAGGACACGCCGGCGCCGGAACCCGAGCCCGTCCCCGACCCCATCCCGGCGCCCCAGCCATCCCCGAATTGGCGGTGGTGATTTTTTACCATGATTTCATAGGATGTGAAGGCAAAATCACAATAACGCCGGTTCTGGTTGCGGTGTCCTGCAAAGGTCCACGCGGGCGCTTGTCCCCGGTCTTGGCACTTTCCAAATATGGAGTTCCTTGTCGGCCACAAGCAAGTTGATAAACTGCCAGCATTTATTTTTACCTATCCCGGCAACCTTGGCTTTCGCAATCAATTCTTCCTTCGGAATTGGTTTGTCCTCTACTAATTCCATCAGGTCAAACTTTGTGACCGGCGCACTTGCGCTGACCGTCACTTCATCCGGCGTGGCATCAGCCCAGAATATGACCCCGCCTTCCCGGGCGTGTTTGAAGTATTTGTAGATCGTTGGAATATCGTTCTCGTCTGTCCAGTTTGCCCGCCAGCCGCGTTTGGCGGCAATGAATCGGAATAGGTGCGGGTTATCCTTGCAAGGGTCTACGATCATAACTGCCCGGGCCCAGTTGGTGAGGACGGCGCTACCGGCACCGGCATATTGCCAGTCGGATGATTTGTATTTACTGGTATCCCGGTTATTCGTTTTGGGTGTATGGTGGTTCACAATTACCGCGCATTGGTATGCCTGTAGGAGCGGATTGAGTCCGGTATGAACGAAGTCGGACATAACCTCAACGTCTGACGTATCTCCGCCAACGTAGGATTGCAGCGGGTCCAGGCGCAAGATGTCCGGCTTAGTCAGACGTAAGACCGATTCGATGAACCGCATAAATCCTTCGCCGGTTCTTGATTTCTCGGAAATGTAAAACGTATTTTGTCGTACTATCTCCCGTTGTTCTGCGGATAGGTCTAACCCGTTGGTGATACCCCTCGCCATCTCCGTTAGATCCCCGTCGTCGTTCTCGGCCTGGATGGTGGCGATACGCAATGGTCGGGCCGGCTGGATTCCGAATGCCGGTTGGCCCAGGGACCAGAGAATATCCTGCTGGACACTGGCACTTGACTTGCCCACCCCGGACGGACCCACAAACAGCATCCCACCTTCCCGGCATAGAAACCGATTACCCAGGAGCGTCTTGGCGGGGTCAATAGGGAGGTCAACGAAATCGGTTAATGACCGGACCAGGACGGAAGTATCAGCCGGGCGTATGTCATTCAGACGGTCTTGGATGTCAGAGATTGACTTGGATACGTTCTGCCCGTTCTTGGAATAATCCTGAATGGTAAGTGCAAGTTCGCCCAGTTTCCGCTTTGTCCATTGTCCATGGACAATATCGGCGTAATGAGTGCCGTGGGTTGGTTCGGATTCGATAGAAAGAAGTTCGTTAAAAACTGTAAGCGGCACACCGGATGCCTCGGAAATCAGGAGGAGATCAATGCGTTTGTCGGAATTGAATTGGTGAATTATGGTCTTGTAAATCTTACGGCGTACCGGGTCCTGGAACGCTCCGGTATGCAATCCAATCAGTTTGCAATACGGCATGACAGTATCGGGTTGGCACAAAGCGGCGACCAACAACGCCTTTTCCGTGTCGTCATGGTCCAGGTTGTATGGGCAGGCCGGGGGCGTTTCCTCCATGACCGGCGGCATCTCTGCTGGTATAGGAGCCGCCAACTTGACGTGCGGACCAACCGGCGAATCCCAATCTAATGCTTTCTCAATCATGTTTTACCCTCTCCCTCACGGCGTCCCTGTAGGCGTTGATCGCGTTTAACAGCGGATCGTTGTTGTCATAGTGGCAACTCAAACTTATTCTAAGCGCTAGCGCATCATCCTCCAGCACCCCCATCACGTCCTGCGCCATGGGTTTTTCCTCCACAATCACCACCTTACCCCATCGGTCTATCTTCTGTTGATATCCATATCTGTTTTGCAGGATAATGGCAACGCATCGACTCCCTCGCTCCATTAAGAAATCCAACTTTTGCATTGCCGTAGATAGAAAATCATCGGCAAATAAAACGGGATGAGAGTTGGCGTCCTGCCCGTCACTGGGTGCGGGTTTAGGAGTAAACGCACTTCCACCCACACAATCAATTCCAGCGTTGCAAAAACCATCTTCAAGGTGGGCGCAAATCGTGCACTTATCAGAACGGGACGGAGCGTCAACGGGCGCGGGCTGCTTGGGCGAACACACAAGGCAGGTGACATATTGCTCGTTTTGCATATCCCATACTTGCTTGGTGTCTTTACACACAGGACATTTTACGGGCGCGGGTTGCTTAGCTATCCAACAAGCAGGTGTTTTGTAGATACCATATCTAATTTTACCGCAATGAGGACAAGTCGTAGCACCACAATCAAGACACGTGTTTATTACGGGCGAGGGCTGCTTGGGTGTCCAGTTGCAAGGATTTTCTGTCATTGCGCAATATTGGCAAGGGTGGGGTTCGCTATGTTCATCAAGCCATTCTGCCTGTTCGATATAATCTTTTCGAGGCCCATTCCCGCAATTCCCGCACGTCCTCCCCGTCATCTTTTCCGCGTTGGGTGTGGTCATCGGGCCTCCTTAGCTTTTTCCATAACCGCCATAACTAAACATATTATTGACAATACATACAAAGCGACTTGCGAGAAAGCGGCTGTTGCAAGATTTGCTCCAATCAGAAACAGACTCATTAGAAGTTCGCTATGTTGTCGTGGTGTCATTTCCCTGCCTCCTTCCTGTTGCGTTCCGTCACGGCTTTGATGCCGTCCTGCGGGTCGTTGATATCGCTAATTGCTTCCCGAAGAGATTGATTTCGTTCGGTGCGCGTAGTGTATTCACCACCGATGGATTGAAGCATTAAACAACCAGTGAGATAGCTTCTTATTTCAGGTATGTTGAATCTCTCCCCCGCCCTCGCGTGAAGGTCGTGGATGAAGTTCACTGCATCCTCGACATTTGTTTTGTTTTGTCTATACGGCATACCAAGTTGGGCGCAAGTGCGGAGTATTGTTTCCCAAGCTATTCTTCCGGCATCGCGCCAATTGTCTATGTCCGCAGTAAACACCGCTTTTGTGGATGGTTGCGCGAGTTTACCCTTTCTCCGTTTTACGGACTTTTTGTCATTGAAGAACGCAGCAATGACTTCTATGGGATTTTTCCCCGCATGACGCATTCCACATACAGAACATTCGGCTCCGTATTGTATCGGACCCTTATATGCAAACTGAATTATCTCGTGAGATTGTCCGCAACAGGTAGCGCGGTTTTTTGCCATCGCTATTTTATTTGCCTCCATCTCGCCGCACACGTCCGCATCATTGCCGTCGCCGGGGCAATGCGGATGTTTGGCGCAGTCATCGCACAAAGGGCGATCTTCTGCATGACCGTCTCCTGTAATAACTTGATTGTGGTCTGGTATTTCTCCGGGTGCATAATAGTCATTCATTCGTATTTTCCTCCGTCAATATCATCGTCGTGGTACGGGCATAAAAATCGGGCGCTCGACCATTTTCCGCATCTTGCGCATTTATCCCCAAACGAAATTCCGGCAATAGTGCGAGCGTAGTCAGTCACCCATTTATGCAATCCAATCCAGCACAAAAACATTTTCAAAAACATATTGCTACTCCCTTCTGTTCAGCGCGGAAATTCCATATTTTGGGTGTTCTAGCATCTTGGTTATATAATCTATTGTTTCCGCGTTCTTTCTTGTATAAAGGTTGCGAATAAAGAACGTAATTTCAAGTATGCTGTATTTTTTCTCCCATTCCCTCTGCTTGATTTTGTTAATGCAGGTTTTCCACCCCGGTCTTGGGTGGTGCGGTAATTCTGCTAAATCCTCAAGCGCATCACAGATAGACTCGCATTCTTTAAGCCATATTTCCCTGTGTGTTTTGTATGTTTCTGAATCACGGTGCAGGTCGCGGATGAAGGCGAGTACATCTTGCTCGCCGGTCAAACCTGTTTTCGGCTGCATTCCAAGTTTCTGACAGTGTAAATACACGTTCTCCCAATACTTTTGAGCGTTATCTTTTATCGCGTATTTCCCCTTCGGTGGCTGGGGCGTCCAGTTCTTGCGTCCGGCAAGAACGTAGTCAAAATCATGGCAGGTTCTGCAATTTACTGCATAGTCAGTATCGTATTCGTCCTTGTACCCAACGCATGACGTATGCCCCTCGTCCTTCCCGGCCTGCGCGACGGATTCGACCCTGCGACGGTAGGTGAACATATACTCATGCTCTTTAACTCGCATTCCAATATCTGCGCTCCGGTCCCATTTGTTGCCGAGGAAAAGGCATTCATCACCCTCTTGGATAATCTCATCCATGTCCAGCAATCGGTATCCTTCGCCCGGATCGACTTTGGCATTCTTGGCTTGCGCGACGGGCGGCTTGGCTTCAACATAGGGTACGCAAAAAGCTTCAATGTGTCGGCAGGAATGTGGCTTGCATTCTAAGGCAGAACTATGACACATAATTGTTTCCGAGTGTTTAACTTTCCTCAGGCAATCGCCATCATATGTACACTCCGCCGCATGATTGCAAATCATCAACCTGGCTTTAACGGGTTCCCTCTCCCCCGTCGCCTTCGCGGGGTCGGCCTTGACCAGTTTCAAAAAAGCATTCAATACCCGCACAAGCACGTCACCACGGAAAGAATAAAGCTGTTTTCCTTTATGCCAGTCCTTCTCAATAGATTTTTTTATTTCTTCAGCCCAACAGATTTCTGGCTTCAGTTCCACGTCCACCCCGCCGATCTTGCCCTGTAGTTTTGTGGTCATCTCCACTCTCCTTCCGTTTTGTTATCTATCTCTCCGCATAATTTGCACTTACGCACACCACACCAAGCGTTCGGCCACCAATGCCCCTTCACCCGGCAGATGTCGCCGCTTGCCGCGAGGTCGTTGACGGCGTTGGTGATTTCCTTGGTAGGGATACGCTCGCACCAGTTGGTCGGACAGAAGACAGCGGATGCGTAGGCATTGGAACTCATGGTTGCCAGAATATTGCTACCCTCAAATACATACCATCCTTCAGCATTAGCGGTGAACACAATGCTTTTCGGCTCGTGTTCCGCAGGAGACTTCAAATATTTTTCCAATAGCCGAAGATTCTCCGTATCATTCGAGATTGCTTTCTCCAGTCTTGCGAGCCGGAGGGCAATATCGTTTGTCATAGTTTGTCCGTACCCCATCCCCGCCAGCATCACCACCGCTACCACGATAAATATTCGATGTTTCATAACCATCCATTACCAATGCAGGTTACATTCCTTGATTGTGAATACGTCGCCCGTCTTGCCCCACGTGTCGTATCGAATCATTACACGTTCCCCGGTATCGAGGCGTTCAACCACGGTGCGCGGGTATGTGGCCGACCACTTATCAGTCCTGTTATAATCCGCCTGTGTCCAGACGGTGACAATTCGAACCTTGACGGGCGTGGTGTCTATCGGATTGGGCATTCCGCATCCGAGAAGCATCACCGCCATCATCTCGGCGAGCGCGAGCGTGAGGAGTTTTGTCATTTCGCCACCTGTTTCCTTCCGTTAATATGTTTCTGGTGCAGGGCTTTGCATTTAGCGAGCGTCCAGCCCGGTAGGTTCTTGAATGCGGAGTAATCA